TTCGATGATCGCCTGCAAGGCGATCTCGCTGTTCTCCCGCTTCATGTTCTCGACGGCATCGGCAGCGATACGGTCAATGGTCTTCACGCAGGCACCTCCGTCATGGGATCGAGAGTGTTGAGCATGTGCGGCACGGGGCCTCCGTCATCTGCATACCGCCAGTCGATGATGGAAGACTCAGGGGTATACTGCCGAAGATGCTCGCGCATCGTCTCGGCAATACAGTCACAAGCCTCAGCCTTGCATCCAACATCCATCAGGACCTCGATCGTCGCCTTGAAATAAGCCATCACGCAGCCTCCCTTGTTTCTGTTTCGCCGTCCTTGTCGTCGCGGTAGCGAACGAAGCGGGGATGCCTGAGCGAGCCATCAGGCGTTACCTCGTTGTATTCGACCTCAATGAGACGGCCGGTGAAGTAGTAGGTCTTGATGCCCTTCTTGATGACGGGTTCCTGGCCAGCGGTAGCAGCAAGGCACTCGACAAGGGCCGCTTCGCGCTCGGCATCGCTAAACCCGCCGCCGACACGGACTTCCACGCCGTTGTGATCGACGAGATAGCCGCCGAACTTGCCCTCAAGCTTGGTGCCAACCTCACCCTCGAACCACCCGATGACGCGAAGATCCTCGGTCTCTTCAGCCTTGATCTTGAGCCAGCCGTTGGACTTCTTCTTCTCATAGAGGCCGTTCGGATCCTTGAGCATGATGCCCTCAAGCACTTTCGGCTTGCCGGTCGCCTTGTCGATTGTTGTCTTGAGAAGCTCGGCCTCGCGTTCTGGATTCCCACGCGCCAGATACTTCGCCAACGACATAGACCGGGCCGTCTCGAACAGCTCCATTGCCTCGCGCTCGTTGTTGGCAAAGAACTGCGGCACGAGCTGGAGCATTTCGCCTTCCTCGTGCGGCAGCGAGGCCTTTGCCAGGCGCACGAAGTCGGACAGCAACCGACGGCGCTCGACAAGAGGCTTGCCTACCGCCCCGGGCGCGTCGAAGTCCCCGAACGACATGAAATCGTAGAGATGCAATTCGGCACCGATTGCCGCCTCACGAGCGCGCCGGAGCTTGCCGGTGTCCTCGAACAGCCCCATCATGGCCTCGCCGTCGAGCATGAAATCAAGCTCGCCGTTCTCGTTGAGGAGAACTTCGTTGAGGTCTGCCCGACCTGCGCCGACAACGATGTGCGCGGCCTTCATGACGATCGGCACCATGAAGTCGAGCGCAGGAACCGGATTGCCGGCGCGCGTGAAAAATCGACCATTGCCGTTGTGACAGAGGAACGTGTTGCGCTGCCCATCGAGCTTGAACTCGGCCTTCTGCGGCCAGGACTTGACGCGCTTGGACTCGTAGGCATTCGCACGCATGACCGCGAAGGTCGGAATGAGCCCGGGCATCACGGCGTTGATCGTGGCCGGACCAATGCCGCATTTCAAGTCTTTCGACAGGATGAGGTAGAGCAGGCGCGCGCCGTCGGCATCAAGCGCCCCCATCACGTCGCGGATCTCGGCCTCGGCAGCCCGGCCGGTAAGCTCGCGCTTCGCCAGCCGTTCAAGCAGCGGTTTGACCAACGTATCCCTGAACTGAATGTTAAACGTGCCGCCCGAGCCATGCTCCACCGCCTTGACTCCGAACGTGATGAAGGGGTTGTAGGCCCATTCGAGCACGAACTTGCCAAGCGGCATCGCGACCAGGAGACCGAGAAGCTCCTCCTTCTCGGTCCTCGAGCTTGTCTCGCCTATCTGTTCGATCAGGCGCAGAACATCGTATGCGGTTGACATAAGTCACTCCCTCACATCGAAACGGCTGCGGCAAGGTCGCCTGTTTCAGCAGCCTTGTTGACGAACTTGCTTTCGCCCCGGTCTGCTTTCTTCGGCGCGCGACGCGGCGCAGATGCACGTTCGGCCGTGCGTTCGGAAACCGGCTCAGCGTCAGGCGGTGTCTCGCCGATCAGCTTGTAGATCCGGGCCGAGGACGACTTGATCAACGCCTGCTCTGCCGGCGGCACACCGAGCTTTTCCATGAGCTTGTCAGGCACAATCACCGGGGCAATGCGCTCAAGAATGCTGCGCTCGATCCTGCCCAGAACCGGCGTTTCAGATCCGTATGTGTCAGGTGGATTCCTGTTGTTGCTGAAGGAGATTCTGCGAATGATCTCCGCAACCGGACACTTGCCGGCCTGGATGCAGGCCTGGCAACCACGCCGAACAGGCGGATAGTTGGCGACATAGACCAAATCCCGCAGCTTGTTGCAGGCGCGGAACTGCGTTTCGACATTGAAGATCGGACAGATGAACTTGAACTGGTTCTTGTCCGAAAAGGTGAGAAACAGGCGTGTCATCAGAACAGTCCAAACAGGGGGTTGTTTTCGTAGACCTTCAGAGCTTCGACGCGCTCCTCTTCGGCCAGGCGCCGAAGCTGCTCCGAGATGTCAGCCTTGCGAATGTGCTCCTGGGGCCGGCCTTCCTCGTCGAAGCGAGGCGGATCAACGTCGCGCATCTTGCTGGTGTCGAAACCGGGGTCGAGGTGATTGACGGCCGTCTTGCCCATCTTGTTGAAGAGGGCGAGCCCGATAGTCCTTGAGAGTTCCAAACGATGCTCCGCCGTGCGCTTCTGCATCGGGCCATCCTGGACGTAGCCGCGGCCAATCTTCTCGTTTTCCTTCTTCGTCGCGACCCGCTCCGCCTCCTCAAGCGACTTGAAGATTTGAACCTTGACATCCCCGAACTGGCTGACGCGACCCCATCGAAACACCACAACCGCATCATCCTGCATGTTGTGGATCACAGTGATGTTGTAAAACTTGGCTCCACCCCGGTGGACGTAATGGGTCGTTTCGATCTCAATCGGATATTCCTTCATGCCCTTCTCCTGAGCGCGCTGCGCGCTGTGTTCGTGTTTTCGTTATACGACGCAAAGCGATGGAGCTGACGCGGTGAAGTAAGCGCTTACTCACAATCCGTATTTAGCGCGTTCGCGCTCGGAATACGGATTTCTAAGCCGCCACTTGATGTCGAGCGCCGGAGACCACTCGTGCGCGGCGTAGAAGGCCTTGCGCACAACCTCGGCCGGAACCTCGTTCGGATCCTTCTCATGAGGCAGAAGGGCAATGCGAACCTGAAGCCCGATACCCGCGAGAAGCCTGGCCGCCGCAAGCGCCGCATTGATAACCTTCTCCTCGCCGTCCCACATGATCGTTACACGTTTCAAGCCCCTCTGCTTGAGCACATTGAAGCGTCCAAGCTGATCGTCCCCGGCAGGGCTGCCATACGAGAGACGCTTGCCGAAAGAGCCGACCGGGACGACGCTGCGAAGTGACGATTCCTCATCGAGCGCAACCTTGATCGCCGCCACGTCAAAGGCGCCTTCGCCCATGACCACGTGATCGGTCGCAACAACGTTGTGACCGTTGTAGAGGTAGCGCCCGGTGCCGGGCAGCATCTTCGGGAAGAGGTATCGCTGACGCTCCTGCACACCAAGCGCCCGCTGCTCGTCGGTGATTGGCGGCAGCAGATCGCGCCCCTGGAATGTCTTGAGTTCACCATCAAGGTCATAGACCGGGATGATCAGGCGGTTGGAAAAGTCCTGAAGCTTCACCGTGCCATCGTCGTCCTTGTATTTCCACCAGCCGAACTGACACCAGCGGAAGCGAAAATACCGGGCTATCTCGGCGTCGAAACCGCGATGCTCGAGATAAGCCAGGTTGGAACCATCCGGCAGCGGCAGTTCCTCTGACACCGGAAGCTCCACATTCGTCTCGAATGTCGCAACCATCGCCTTGCGCTTCGGCCGCCAGCCCTGTTCACGCAGAAGCTCGCGTGCCTCGCGCATCGTGGTCTTCCAGTCCTGGCCCCCGAAATAGTGATGCAGGAAACGCAACTTGTTGAAGCCCAGGCCGCAAACGAAGCAGTTGCCCAGCCCCGTCTCGACGCCGAAATAGACGCGCCAGCGACTGTCGCTACAAGCGGGGCAGGTTCGGATGTTGAGCTGGATGCCGTTGACGCCGCGCGTCTCCTTGTAGGCAATGGATTCCCGCTGAAGGAAGAACTCGATGTCGAGTTCTTCCATCAGTTCGTCGATGGAAATGTTGCTCATGATCAGACCCTGCCGAGGACCTTCGTCAGAAACTTCATCTTCTGGCGATCCTGCTTGATGCGCAGGCTGAAGCCATCTTCGGTATTGCGCGACAGCAGCCAGGTCAGACGCGCCTCGCCGGCCGCCTTCTCTGCGTCGGTCGCATTGATACCAATCAGGATGTCAACCGTTCTGGCCTTGTTCCAGTCGTCGCCAATGTCGGTTGCCTTGGCCGTCGAGGCCCTGGCACCCTCGCGATTGGTCTGGGTGGCCGTCAGCACGGCGATGTTGTGCTCAAAGGCGATTGCGCGCAGGTCGATATAGATCGTGCGCAGGTTTTCGATCATGCTGTCGGACCGATACTCCGCTGCCATGATGTCGGCGTAGTCAACAATCACCAGATCGAAGATGATGCCATTTGCGCGGTAGTCCTCGATGAGGCGATTGACCTGAGAGGGTTTGCAGGTGCCGGACGCATACTCACGAATGCGCAGATGACCGGCGTTCTTCGCCCGGAGCGCCTTGATCGCCGCCTCGACCCTGGCGTGATCCTTGTGCAGCTCGCGCATCAGCGTGTCGGAGTTTGCCGCATCGAGGCGCTCCGCAATGATCTTCTTGCTCACTTCGAGGGTGATGTAGAGCACATTGTATCCGGCCAGAGACGCATTGCGCCCGAAATCGCCGAGCGACATGGACTTGCCCGCCTTGGCCGCGCCCATGATGCACGAAAGCTCGCGACGGCCCCAGCCGTAATGGTAAAGGTTCCCATCAATGTCCGGATAGCCTGTCGTGATACCTTCGCGCACGATCTTGCCGGCCAGCAGATCGGCGCGCTCCTTCGTTCTGTTCTCGATCTCCGCCCAGTAGTCGTAGTCACCGTCATCGACAGTAAGACCAACAGACGTCGCCTTCTTCATGATCTCGGCGATCTTGTCGAACTGTCCCTTCTCAAGCAGAGGAATCGACCTCATCATCGCCTGCTCGATGGCCTGGTGCTTCGCGAAACGCACGACCTGATCGACCACGTAATCCGGATTCGACAGATCGGCCTTGATCGCTTCCTTGATGACGGCCTTCACGCCCTCGAGCATGTCGGGCCGAAGCCGCTTGGCGGCAATCTCATCCTTGATGAGCGTCGGCAGGATCTTGAGATCCGGGACAGACTTGTATACGCGCAAATGGTCCTTTGCGATGCGAATTAGCGCGCCGGTCGCGTCCTCGGTGAAATACTCGGGCTGAATGAGATCGTTGGTTTTCAGCGCGAAGCTGGTATCGCGTAAGAACAATGACGCGATCTTGGACTGGAACCCCGCGTCGAACTCGAACTTGGCGTCGTTTGCGACTTCTGTTTCGGCTTCTGACACAGAACTTTCCCTTTTGGATGTAAGCGATTACTTACTATTGCTTATAACGAAAAGCGTCTTGGGTTACTCGAGGTAACGCTCGAAGACTTCAAACTGCTCGGGCGACAACCGGGCCCGGACCTTGTCGATCGGCAGGTGATGGGCCTGGACAAAATCGGCCAGGTAGGCCGGCGGGTTCATGCGCGACATGGCCTGGGCGAACAGCCACTCATGGTAATCGTTCTGATGCGGCAGACCCTGATAGTTCTGCACAAGGTAGGCCGGGTGCTCGGCCACGTAGATGTTGCTGCCCTTCAGTTCTTCCCAGCGCTCAACGATCTTCTCCACGATCGCCTCGCTGTAAAGCTGCGTGGGCTGCGGCATGGTATTCTGCTTCCACCAGCGCATCCGGTAGGTGAAGGCAAGGTCGATGTAGATATCGTAAGGCATGCACAGCCAGTCGGCGATCTGCCGGCCGCGCCAGCAACCGACGAACTTGCGCTTGGTCTTCGGAGTGCCATTGCGCTTCAAATCGCCCAGCATTCCCTCGAAGTTCAACGGCGCGATATACTCGGCACGCTGGCGGTCATACTCCTGCGCGTAGATGCGCTTGTAGACCCGGTTGTAGGCCTCGATGTAGGCGCCGGTCGCCTGGAGCACGGTCATGTGGCGATAGTCGAACCACTTGCGCGTGAACAGCTCCCGCTCATGCTCAAGGATGTCCTTGTCGATGAACTGGCAGAAGTAGTCACTCTCCAGGGTGTGCGTTCGCTCCGCGTCGATTTCGGTCGAAAAAGCTAGAATTATGCTGGACATGCCTGTTTCACTTGTTCGTTGCTGCGCACGTTATAGCGATCAGCACACGGCTAGACTGGAGAGAGGGAGCCTAAGCTCCCTCAAGCGCCTCCACGATGGCCTGGCAAATGCCGGAACGAACAATATCCTCGCGGAAGAACTGGACAGACACGACGCCCGGGACATGGGCGAGCTTTGAGCGAACGATCTCAAGCCCGGATTTGCCCCGCGGCAGGTCGGACTGCCTGGGATCGCCGTTCAGAATGAACTTGGCGTTCTCACCGATGCGCGACAACAGCATCTTGAGCTGCCCTTCAGTCGCATTCTGCATCTCATCGGCGAGCAGCCAGGCATTTTTGATGGTCGAGCCACGGATGTAGGCAAGCGGCCGAGGCTCGATGTTGCCGTTCTTCAGGAGATACTCAAGGCGGCCAGTGCCGAAATACTCCTCGAACGCATCGCGCACCGGGCGTATGTAGGGCTCGTATTTCTCGTCCAGCTCGCCAGGCAGAAAGCCCAGGGATTCACCCGCCTCAACGGCGGG